CTATTTTTCTATTTTATTATGATGTTTATTTAGAGCTTGTGCGATAGCTAGCATTTGTTCTAAAGCCATTTCTTCTTTTTCTTTTGGTAGAGGGGCTAGCCACTCCATGATTTCTTTAAACTGTTCATATTTATTATTGGATAAAGTAGTAATTTTTGTTGCCTCTCCGTATATATAATCGACTGGAACATTAAACCTTTTAACTATTTTTTCTATCGTTTCTCGACTAGGGAATGCTTTGCCATTCTCAAATTTTGAAACTGTTCCTTTTGTTAAGTCCACTTCTTTCCCAAATTGTTCTTGGTTCATTTTATTATCTAAGCGAATTTGTTTAAGTCTATCTTTCATTTGCATAAAAAGTACCCCTTTTTTATGTGACCTTTATCAATTCTCATTTTATCATAATGTTTCTTAACGGGAAACTTAAAGTGCTTGAAAGTTTCATTCTTTGAATTTTTTTATAAAAAAACCTTGAAGTTGCATTCAATGAAACTTATAATGGATTTATCGGTAGTAAGAAGGAGCGATTCGATGCAGAATAAATCAGAGAAAACAGAACTTCAGAAGGCGTTTAAAGATTCGGGTTTAAAGTATCATGAGTTAGCTGAGATTATAGGTCTATCAAAATCACATTGCTATAAGATAATTAATTGGAACATACGTATTTATTATGATACTGCAGTGAAGATATCGAAAGCATTGGGGAAGGAAGCCTCAATCTTATTTCAAGATCATCAAAAAAATTTGTAAAAAAAGTTTCATTATATGAAACGTTAGATGCGAAAGTTAATAAATAGAGCTTCTGGAGCTATTGAGTGGCGCAAATAAATATGGAATAAGGATGATAACAATGCACAAAAACTTATTTATCGCTCGAAAAGAGCGACGTATGACACAAGAAGTAATCGCAAATCTAATCAATGTAGCACCAAAAACATATTATTTAAAAGAGCATGGCAAAAATGATTTTACCCTAAAAGAAGCTCAGAAACTAGCAAGTTATTTCAAAACAACAGTGGACGAGCTATTTGCAAAATAAACAGAAAAGGAGGAGAAGAACTCTTGAAAAACGGTAAAAGACCAACTAAGAGAGAGAAAATACATATCAATTCTTACAACTTAAATGCAGAAGATTGGTTAATCTTTAAGAAGTTTGATGGCGAATTACATTTAGTTCATCGTCATACGAACTCAATACGAGTCATTCCAAGTGAATAGGGTGGACAAGCATTATTAAATTCAAGGAGGTCTTCACATGAATGAATTAACAGTATCAAATGAACAACCGTTACATAAAGAATTAGTATTTGAAGATAATGGTGAGGTAGTGACAGATAGTTTAATGGTCGCTGAGATGTTTGGAAAAGAACATGACAAAGTTCTTCGCGATATTCGCACTCAAATGGATTATGCAGGTCAAGAATTCTCACTCGCCAATTTTGGAGAGTCAACTTACACAAATGAACGCGGTCGAATGTATCCTAAGTACAACTTAACAGAGGAAGCTTTTACATTGGTTGTTTTCGGCTATAACACGAAAGAAGCAGTGCAAACAAAAATTCGATTTATACAAGAATTTAAACGTATGAAAGAATACATAAAAAAACAGCAACAAGTTCCTACAGATTCCATGAGTATTCTAAAACTTACTTTCGAAGCGTTAGAAGGGCAAAAGCAAGAGCTTCAGCACATCAAATCAGATGTCAAAGACTTACGAGAAAACGCTCCATTATTTGCAGTAGAATGTGATGAAATATCCAATGCAGTCAAGCGTCATGGCGTTACGCTATTAGGTGGTAAACAGTCTAATGCGTATCAACATGCGGGGATTAGAGGTAAGGTCTACCGTGATATCTATAATCAGCTATACCGTGAATTTGGAGTAACAAGCCATAAAGCAATTAAACGTGGTCATTTAGCATTAGCAACAAAGATTGTTGGAGAGTACACGTTGCCAATCGTGTTGAGCGAAACAATCAATGTAGTAAACTCTCAAATTAAATTTTCTGAGATGTAGAGCAAGCCGAAAGGGGAAGATAACCATGATGGAAGAAAGTATTGTCTCAGTATGTATCGCTGGATTTCTAATCTGCGGATTTCTTGTGGCTGTGTATGCATTAGATAAGCCGATCAAAGAATTTACAAAAGATGTGGAATGAATTTGAGGGGAGAAAGCGCTATGACGTTATCGGTTTTAAAGAAAGATGGAAAGAAAAAACAAACACTAGATGAATTCTTACAGCATTGTGAAAAGAAACAAATAGAAGCGATTCAAAAGAATGATCCATTGTTACTTTGCACTTGGATTAAAGAAGCACGATTGGCCCGACGGGAGCTTATAGCGCTATACCGTGAGAAAGAAAAATATGATAACCAACTTGAACAGGATCGTAAAAGCATCTTAGGGATTGTGGAACATTTAAGAAATAGAGGCATCAATGCTTCAGCCGTTGAGAGGGTGCATTGTTGTACGTTGGCAAATTTATAAGAAAAGGATGGTAAAAGAAAATGAGAGCAGAAGAGTTGTTCGAAGAGAAAGAGTATTTAGTAATCGCAGCAATCAAACAAAGATTTGGCAGTATAGCAAGAGCCAGACAAATCGCAGAAAGGAACAATATGGAATTGGATGATTTAATTCAGGTAGGTCGCATGCATTTATGGGCGTGTTGTGTGAAATATGATGCAAAGAGAGTAGATACATTCAATGCGTACGTGATGAAAGGTATGAAATGGGCAATGAGTGATGAGCTGCATATGAAAGGAATGCCTTTTAAGGTAAGTAGAAAAGTGAGTCATGAGGAAAGGAATCAAATCAATATCCATTCGATTGATTGGCATCGAGATGAGGAATCAGTAAATGAATTTTATATAGTGTCTCCTATCGATGTGGAAGAAGAAGCGCTGTTATCAGTTGAATTTGAAGAAGTAACGAGTGTGCTGGAAGAAAAAGAGAAATTAATCATTCTGCATGTGGGTGAGGGATATACCGAAAGAGAAATTGCAGTGAAACTTGGGATGGGTAGATCCACATTGAATAGAAAGAAAAACGAAGCATTTCTCAAAATTAATCCCGATTATAAGCCGTTAAACCAAAGATCATTTTTCTTGGGCACAAGAAGAAACCGGAGAAACCGCCAGTTGGGGCTGACGGTCTAATAAAAACATATGTGTTGTTCATCATAACACATGTTGCGTAAGAGATGCAAAAAAAGACCTGTTTTCACAGGTCAAGAGAAAGGGTAATTCGTGAAAGAATACGATTTAATCATGATTTTAACAGAAAGAAATGAAAAATAAAATATTTTAAAAAAGAATATTCGAACTATTAGGTTGAGAAATATGAAATAACTAGAGAGTAAAAAATGTCTAGAAGAATTGTTAGTGAGAGAAGGGTGACGGGGATGAATATCAATGTGATGAAAATCGCAAGAATAAACCTCCAAGGTAACACGTTAGATCAGGGGTGGTTTAAGCACCTTACTTTAGAAAATGGCAAGCCATATATGGTTGCGATTACAATACTTAGTGAAATTTTTTATTGGTATAAACCAACTGAAATAAAGGATGAAAGAACGAATGAAATCCAGTATAAACAAAAATTTAAGGCGGATAAACTTCAAAAAAGTTATCAACAATTAGCTGAATCATTTGGCTTTACCAAAAGACAAGTGAAAGAAGCTTGTAAATACCTAGAAAAGAAAAATCTCATCACAATGGAATTTCGCACAATCGTAAGAAGCGGCAAGAAGTGCAACAACGTGATGTATGTGGAACCTAACACGAAAAATATAGAGAAAATTTCAATCATTTATCAAGACCCTGTTACATCAGAAAGTGACACCCTCTTACATTCAAACGTAGCACCCTCTGACGTTCAAACGGGGGAGGCTCTTACGTTAGAACGTCAGACAAATACAAAGATTACTACAGAGATTACTACAAAGATTACTACATTAAAAGATAATATGTCTTCTGACCAAAAAGAGCGGTCAAAAGACAGCATTCCTTATGAGGATATTATTTCTTATCTGAATGAAAAAGTAGGTAAATCCTTTAAATATAAAACAGCGAAAACTAGATCATTAATCAAAGCTAGATTTAAAGACGGTTTTACTATAGATGATTTCAAACAAATTATTGATATTAAAGCAGCACAATGGTTAAACGACTCTCACATGAATCAGTACTTGCGACCAGAAACGTTATTCGGAACTAAATTTGAGGGTTATTTGAATGAAAATAACAGAAATACTAGATCACCTAATAACCAACAACAGTACGGGAATAGCATTAACATACCTGGATTCAAAGGGAACATGCCATTTTAAAAGGGGGAAATGATTATGCAAAAAATGCAGGAATCATTTGAAAAGCTTGCAGTTTTAGATTTTGCAGATGAATATTGCGAAAATCATACATTCAGCAAAGGTGGACAAGCAACTGTAAAGCCCGTAAGAATGCTGATTGATAAAAATGATGGTTCAATTTATTGCCCAAGATGCAAAGTAGAGCAGCAGGATTCAGTCTTATTTCAACAAGCCAACAATTACTACAAGAAGATCAATAGAGAACGGCAGAAGAATCTTCTTTTTAAGCATAGTGTTATTGAAAATCAATCAATTACAGAATCAAGGTTAGAATCCTATGAAACAGATTGCCCAGAAACTAAAGCAAATAAGAAAAAAGCTATAGCAATTTTGGAACGCATCAAAAAGGGAGAAACCCTAAACGTTTATATTGCAGGAATTCAAGGTGTAGGAAAAAGTCATTTAGCTTATGCAATGTTATACGAACTAGTAAGACATTATTGGGCAATCTCTGATGGTGAAGCTCTTAAGGATGAATATGCATGTAAGGAAATGAGGAGTTGCCTGTTTGTTGAGATAGAAAAACTAATTCGTTTGATACAAGATTCATTCCGAAATAAAGAGTCGAAATACACGATGGATTATTGCATTAGCTTAATGGTTGAAGCGGATTTTCTAGTTATTGATGATTTAGGGGCTGAAAGTGGTTCTATGAACAGAAACGGAGAAGCTAGCGATTTTGTTCATAAAATACTTTACGGTGTTGCTAACGGACGGCAAGGAGCAAATAAAACAACGATTACAACATCAAATTTAGCAAGTAGACAGCTGTTTCAAAAGTATGATCCGAAACTAGCAAGTAGGTTGTTAAATGGAGTATCAAAAGAAGAAACGATAGTATTCCAAAATACAACGGATAAACGGATTTTAAATTTAGATATCGGATTCTAAGGAGGAAATGAGATGCCAAGACTTGGAACGGATTTGGAAAAAGAAAATTACACAATGGCGTTACAGCAGAGAAAGTACATGAAGAATGAACGACGTAACTTGTACATCGCTTTAGAAGAACTGGATATGCTTTGGGATGAAGACGATGTATTACGAGTGAAGAATGCATGGAAAAACAACGAGAATGTATTTGCAATAGGTGAGAAATTACAAAGGGATCCGGACGAAGTTACTCTACTTATTATGGATTTAGCAAGAAAAGGTGCAATTGGAAAAAGGGCGTTGGGGTTAGGGGCATGAAACAATTAACCTTTGAAGACGTTGTAGGAACCATGGATTATGCCGCACGCAGTACTTCTGAACAATTCCTTTCCAATCAGTTGATTACACCAACTTACGCAGTAGAATTTTTTGACCGAGATGAAAAGCAGAAGTTACGTTGGTTTGAAGTAAATACAGAGGCGGAAGCAAAAGAAAAAGCAGTAGAAACATACGGGAGAATTCAAATCATTAAAGTATATGTGTCCAATCGAACGTTGAAAGAAATTATGGAGCTGGACTAAAGTTGTTTTTCATCAAGAGAGCTCTGATATGTAAAGGAGAACGGGTGTAAATGAAAAGGGAAATAGATATAAAGACGAAGGGAATCTACATTGTAGAGGATGGGAAAATCATCTTTGTAGAACCACCAGAAAGCGGCTATGGACAACAAGTTTTACATTGGGTAAATGGAAAGTTGTCTCATACACAAACAACGATTACAAAGAAGTTTAAATAAAATCATGCAATTCGAAGGGAATCCTGTAATTAAAAGCTCTACTCTCAAAAGGGATGAGAGTAGAGTCAGTGGATGCAGCTACTGAGTGCACGGGATGGTGAACATCAGCAACTACATAATAGCAGGAGTATTCAGAAAAAACATCGAGTAAATATTTCCGGTTTTACAAATGATAGTCAATCGGAATCAAATAAAATTTGAATTTTATTAAGAAATGGGGAGCGGAAAATGAAAAAGAAAATAATTGCAGGTTTAATGTCTATTATGGCAATAACGGGTTTAGCAGGTTGTAGTACAGAGGCAGATACAGTTTCACACAATTTATCTAAATCAGCTGATTCATTTGAGGTTCAACGAAGAGTAGTGTTCTTCAATGGTATAACTGATAAATACCTTTTAAGTATTGAGGGATTATGCGCTTTAGACGCTAGTGATGGGAAAAAGATAACTGTAACTTGCAAGACTGGTGATGGTAAATATAAGGAACATTACCTTGGATTAAGTGATAATGTAAGTTACTTCATAGAACAAACAGATGCTAAGTACGAAGAGGCATACCATTACAAGGTACTGTTTAGACCGGAAGAAATTATTCCAGATATTAAGTTGCAGACAAGCAATAAATAAACTACTTTTATGAGTTTGTATGATGAAGTTTTGAAGAGTAAAACTAAACAAAAGCGTTATTTTGTAGCAAAGTAGGTGGTGCAGTGGACATATTTTTATTTTTATTAGGTTGGATTATAGGTGTACTAACAGGTCTGACTGAAAGATTATCAGACAAAATAAAGAAAAGAGGAATGAACATGGAAGGTCAATGCGAACATTGCGAATGCGAATTTGAAGTGGGTTTTACTGACTATCTATTAAGTGATGAACCGTATTTAAGTTTTTGTCCTAATTGTGGACAAAAGATAGATTAAACATTTTATAACAAAATAGTTATTTGGTTAGAGGTGAATAATCATGGGCTACTATGAAATGGGATTAGAGATTGCGGCAATATGGTTGTCTTTTGATATGCAAAGTGGGGAAATAACAGATAACTATAGAGATAATGTTCATTGTAAGAATCTAAATGAACGGGAGTTAAAGTGGGTAGTTAATAGAGCGAAAGAACAGTTGGAAAAAGATAAAAACTAAACAAAAACGCTATTTTATTAGAAAAGGAGGGAGTGCATGACTATTAATAAAGGCATGTTTACTTCTAAAACAGATTTATGGGCAACACCGCAATATTTCTTCGATGAATTACATAAAGAATTCAATTTCGAAATAGATGTATGTGCGTTAGAAGAAAATGCAAAATGCGAAAAGTACTTTACTCCAGAAATGGACGGACTAAAACAGGAATGGAACGGTACATGTTGGATGAACCCGCCGTATGGACGAGGTATAGGGAAATGGGTTCAAAAAGCATATGAATCCTCATTAACAGGATCCACTGTAGTTTGTTTATTACCAGCAAGAACTGATACAAGATGGTGGCATGATTATTGTATGAAAGGTGAGATACGTTTAGTTAAAGGAAGGTTAAAGTTCGGCGAAAGTAAGGACAACGCACCTTTTCCTAATGCAGTAGTAATTTTTGGAGAGAAAGCAAAGAAACATACATTAATAGCTATGTAGTTTGTTATAAAAATTTCATTTTGTAGTAAAGGGGAATGGAAATGGATATAAGAACGCAATTATCAAACATAATTTGGCACATTGAAGTGAATAGAGACGCATTAGGAGATAAAAGAACGCTAGATGATGTATTAGTTAGTTTGAAACGGATGGAATATGATGAGGAACTTAAAAGAGCAGCTAGCAAAAGCTAACTGCTCATCTCCAAGGGGGAACAAGGAGAAAGTAACTTAATGGGTTGTCTACATTATTGACGGAATATTGAGTTTTATTCAGAGGAGGAAGAGGAATGGATAAGAAAATCATGATTCCTAGAGCAGTTGCTGAAGAGCTATCAAAAAAGGCTGAGAAGTACGGGAGAGAAGAATCAGCATACATGATGCTTGAAATGTGCGACATAAATAACAATTCAACTTATGAATGGTTAAGAGGAGAAGGGAATCTTGTTAAATTAGCATCTGCTATTGAGTTTGGATATGAGATTCAAGAAGATAAGTTATTAAATCGTTATCAATGGAGCAAAGGTATAGCTAAGACATCAAAAGATAACGAAGAGGTTGATACATCTTGGCATATAGGGCATTACGTAGGAATAGAAGATGCACTTGATATATTAGGTATCACGATTAAGGGAATTAATGAGCAAAACTGAACAAAATAATCCTTTTAAAGCAAATAGAATATAGTCCGGCTAGAAAACTAGAGGACACCAATTCATTAAAGCGGCAATAAAAGCTGTTTTAGGAATAGGTGTCCTTTTTATTTTGAAAAGGGAGATGGGGAAGTGAAGGGGTTAAAGGATCAGTTACGTGAATGGAAAAAGCAATCGAATCAAGCAAAGAAGAAAAAGAAGAAAAAACGAAAAGAGAAATTTAGCACTCGTGAAATTGAGGATTTAATGGGAATGCATAGACCTTGTTATGAACGAAGACGTGGAGCAATAAGACAAAAGTAATCTAAAAATAAAAAGGAGTGGTCTTACATGACTAAACAATTATCTTTCTTACCAAAAATTGATAGAACAGCAACACAAGAGGAATTAGAAGGTGTGTTGGAAAGCGTACGTATACATAGACAATTTGGGATGATGCGTAAAGAAATGAAAGTCACTCCTTCTTATGAAGTACGTGAGCATGGTCCTACACATACAGTTGGAAAACCATTAGAAGATGTCGCTATGGCAAATATTCAACAAAGTAAACGAGAAGAGTGGCTTGAAAGAATGTCAGTACGTATTGATCAGTTTCTAAATCGATTAGGGAACGGACGTGCAGGAAGCATTCAAAGAGATATTATTTATAAACGTTATTTAGAAGAAGAGGACGTATGTGATTACATGGTTTACAACGAAATAGGGATGTCAGAGCGTACGTATCGACGTTGGAAGTCTAAAGCATTTTATAAGCTTGCTTTTGCACTTGGATTAGAAGTTTACGAGACAGAAGAGACTGGAGGTAATGAATAATGAATTTTGTTCAGCCGATACGTGATCCAGAAGAAATACAGCAGCTAAAAGAGTATTTTAAAGAAAAGAGCCTACGTAATTATATTCTCTTCATTATGGGAATCAATACAGGCTTGAGAATATCGGACATTTTGAAATTGAAGGTAGGAGATGTCAAAGGTAGTCATATATCTATGAGAGAAAAGAAAACCGGGAAACAGAAACGAATACAAATTACTGCAGCACTGAAAAGAGAACTTAAATGGTTTATTGAGGAAAGGGAAGATAATGAGTACTTATTGCAAAGTAGACAAGGTAGGAATCGTCCAATTGGTCGGAGCATGGCATATAAGATATTAAGCGGAGCGGCGGCAGAGTTTGGTTTAGATGAAATAGGAACACATACATTGAGAAAGACGTACGGGTATCATATGTACATGCAAACGAAAAACATAGCATTACTCATGGAGATATTCAATCACTCGTCAGAGAAGGTCACGTTACGTTATATAGGTGTAAACCAAGATGCAATGGATAAAGCAATGACTAGGTTTAAAATCTAAGCATTGCTTTTTCTTTTAAATCTATACAGTTACTCATAAATTTTGTACTGTGTAACTCAAAAGGGAAAGTTTAATTAAGCCAATGATATCAAGGGATTTGGCGAAGGGGTCAGTTACACACAATACAAGATATGGGTAAGTGGATTTAAATGATAGAATATTAAATAAAGAAAGGAGTGTAAGTAATGAGGAGAAAAAATGAAGAATATGAACGGAATAAGATAAAAGAAAGGTTGCAAGAAGAAGTGAGAAAAGGGGCACAAAATAAAGCCCAGATTATCAAAAACATACAAGATATACAGCAAAGTACCATGGAGCTTATAAGTGCGATACAGCAACCTGTTATAGACATACATGATAGCCTTGTAGAAAACATGTACGTTTTTTCAGAAATGAACCAGCATATTGCAGGTTTAATGAATAGCATTGATTGGGAAACAATAAATCAAGAATTAGAAGATGATGCGAGGAATATAGAGGGGATTTTAAAAGAGTATGAAAAAGATTTTTGGTGCGTAGATATGGAGCTATTTGCTCTTATAGAAGATAAGGAATTGAAGTTTAAAGAAGCTCCAAAATATATTGAGGAAAACCTTGGGAAGTACATATCGGAAATCAATAATGAATCTTTGTATAAGTTTCATACTACTCTTATTAATGAAGCTTATGAAGCATATAAAGCCGGACTATATAAATTGTGCACTTTTCCGCTATTTGCGACATTTGAATATGTAATGACATCTTGGTATAAAGGAACTATAAATGAAGACAAGCAAAGTATTAGACAAACAAAGTATGTAAAGGGTTTACGTTCAAATGTTCATCCTAAAAATTATAAAAATGTAGAAGAAGATCCGATGTTTAAAGTCTTTTCTTTTTCAGTTATTCGAGTGTATAGAAAACTGTTTGACACCAAATATACAAATTCTAAATTGAATAGAAATACAATCGCTCATGGTTTTCATAATTATGATTCAATAAGTAAAAACGATGTACTGAAGCTTTTTCAAATACTTAAGGCAGCTCCAGTTTTAAAAGTCTTTGATAAAAGTAAATTACCGATTAAAAAAGTGGCAGAGTCGTGACCGCTTTTTGGCAGTAAAAGTGCCGGTTGTTTTGGAATTAACGTGATATATTTGTATTGTGAGAAGTGGCGGAAAACACAACTCACTATGTTGTTTTTAAATTTCTAAACGGTTCGTAATGACGGCACATAAAATCCGAAACCAGCAGATGGTACTGATTGAATGTTACCCGTTAATAAGGAGAGCTTTTGCTCTTCTTCCAGTCACTTGATAATGTTGGAGCGGTTAATTGTAACATCATTAGGTGATTGGAAAAAGAATAAAACTTCATGTACCGTAATTGAAACATAAATTAGTAATTGAGAGCAAAGCATCCATTCGGGTGCTTTTTTATTTTGAGGAGGATGAAAGGGATGGAATCTATAACAAAAATAATTGCTGATTTTGAAAAAAAAATTAATGATTTACAAAGAGATAAAGATGGTCTGAAACGAACATTACTTGATGTTTCAAAGATGGTAGAAGGATTGAACAGAAGGGTCAATATGTTAGAAGAAGGGTTAGCAACAAAAGTTGATGTGACCTCATGTTCAACGAATGATTAAACAATCTGAAGTGGTTAAAAAGATTAATGAAAGTGAACCAATTGGAACAGATTGTAAGGTTAGTATCAACTTAGATGGAAAGGTTATAGCGGAATCTATAGATTCTATTAAATGTCGAGCAATTAAGGAGTGAGGATAGATGTGTAATGTTTCTAGATGTTGTTTAGCTTGTGACTATCAAATTAAAACTTATCAAGCACCAGAAGATGAATATCAAGAAGTTACTGTTTGTCCTAAATGTAATGGCGCTTTTGTAGATATGTTTAAGTTAGAGAAGTACAAACAATCTAACGAGACTGTAGAACCTATATTAACAATTACATTAACAGATATAGATGCTAAACCTATAGTTCATTATAAAGGCAAACAGATAGATAGAAAGTTACGTGTTGCATTTGATTGGGAAACACAAACGATTGATAAGATTAATAGGACATACATTCATATTGAACATGTACCATCTGATAATAAGCGTTTCAATACTGAAGTCATTCAACATAATCATCCTATTGTGGAAGAGGAATAAGGATATGAATATATTTCTACACAATACAATCGGTGTAAATGAAGCTGCATCTATTCTTAATGTATCACCAGGACATATTAAGAACTTATGCGCTAAAGGGAAGATTGTATCAAAGAAGGTCGGTAATACATGGGTGATTGATAGATCAGGGTTAAAAGAGGTAAAGAAATACGTACAGTTTAGATGTGTGTCATGTGAATATACAGTTCAATACACTGAGCGACAAGCTAGAACAAAAGATGGTTTGCGGTGCAAACATTGTAAGCATGGTGGTGTAATGATTAATGAAGGAATACAAAACCAAACAACAGAAGCGTAAGTTCTATGACAGTGGTGAGTGGAAGAGTATACGAGAGCAAGTAAAGAAGAGAGACAACTATGAGTGCCAAGAGTGTAAACGTAACGGTCGAGTACAAACAGATACCAATGAGTACAGTGAGAGTGCAAAGCGTAAGAAGATACAGCTCGTTGTCCATCATAAAAAAGAACTAGAACATCATCCAGAACTCGCATTGGAAATAGACAATCTTGAAACGGTCTGTGTGGATTGCCATAATAAAGAACACGGTAGAACATTCGAAAAGAAACCGAATAAATGGGAAAACGATGAAAAGTGGTAAAACTGATTCAGAAACAATCCCCCCTTAAAATATTTCAATCTTTTTCGGGGAACCGGGCACCGGGGAGGGGGTCGTTTTTCCAGATTTTTGAGCCATATCGCATAGGACCCCTACCCAGTATGAAAATATGATTGAATCGAGGTGATAGTATGGCGGACATTGATGAGCGTGAGGTGCTAGTTAACAAAGAAAAAAATCGTTTGAAAAGACTATTTAAAGAAATCCCACCTAGTAAGTTGAAAGTAGTTGAAGGGTTAATTATTCAGGCAGCAAGATTACGAGTTTTATTGAATGAGATGTGGATGGATATATCTGAGAATGGTGATTATGAAATGTTCTCACAATCTGATAAAACAGAGCCGTATGAAAGAGAACGGCCTGTTGCCCGGCTATATAATACCCGTGATCAATCATATCAAAGGGTCATTAAACAGCTAACAGATTTGTTGCCAGAAGGAAATAATAAAAAAGAAATTAAGAAGTATTCGGCAAGTGATTTAATATGATTGTTCATAAGTATGTAAGTGAATATATAGAACTATATGAAACGGGAACAGTAGTATTAAATAAAGAACGCATCATGCTTATCCATTATTTAAAGCAAGATATATTAACCCGTAATGATCTACATTTCGATATGGATTTAATTCATAAATGTGTAACTTTCATAGAAAAGTGGCATTTCAAATTAAATTCCTTTCAAAAATTTTTAATAGCATTTGTGTTTTTGTTTGATGAATATGAGGATGTTTATTTTGATCAACACTTCTGGATGATGGCAAGAGGTGCTGGTAAAAATGGATTGATTAGTGCATTGACACACTTCTTTATTAGCGAATTGCACGGTATTGAGCATTATAATGTATCAGTAGTTGCTAATACAGAAAGGCAAGCTAAGACTTCTTTTATAGATGTTTATGAAAAGAATAAAAAGCATGAGATATTAGACGAGCTGTTTGTATCAACGAAACAATTAATTACGAATAAAGCGACTCGTTCGACTTTTGAATTTCATACATCGAATGCAGGAAGTAAGGACTCATTAAGAGATGGGTGTGTTATTTATGATGAGATACATAGGTATGAAAATAGCGATGTTGTAGAGGTATTCTCTAGTGGTTTAGGTAAGGTTCCTAACTCTAGGGAATTTTTTATTACCACAGATGGATTCGTTCGTGAAGGTTATCTTGACAAAATGAAAGAGCGAGCAATGAATATCCTGAAAGGAAAAGAAAAAGAGGATAGATTATTTCCTTTTATTTGTAAGTTGGATAATCCTGAAGAAGTAGACAATCCAGAAATGTGGGAAAAAGCAAATCCGATGTTTAGTAAGCCTATGAGTCAATATGCTAGAGGGTTGTTTAAAAAAGTTATGCGCCAGTATAAAAACCTTGAAAATGATCCATCTAACAGAGAAAACTTCATGACAAAAAGAATGAATTGGCCAGAAGTAGATTTAACAAAGGCTGTAGCCCCATGGGAGGAAATCATGCGTACAGGGTATGAAGAAGATGGGGAAACATTGAGAGAAATCCCAGATTTAACGCATAAAGTTGCTGTGGGTGGTCTCGACTACGCCAGTATTAAAGACTTTGCATCGGTGGGACTCCTTTTTAAACATAGAGAAAATTATATATGGAAAACTCACTCCTTTGTACGTAAAGGCTTCTTGGATAAAGTGAGGTTAAAAGCTCCTATTTATGAATGGGCTGAAAATGGGTTACTAACTATCGTGGACGAACCTGTTATTAATATTTCTCACATAGTTGATTGGTTTGTGAAAATGCGTGAAATGTATGGCGTGAATACGATTGTGGCAGATACATTCCGTTTGGATCTTGTTAAAACAGCACTCGAAGCAGAAGGGTTTACATTGTTATATATTCGTAATCCAAAAGCGATTCATTCTTTATTAGCTCCAAGAGTTGAAACTTTATTTGCAAATGGACAAATTATATTTGGTGATAATCCATTAATGCGTTGGTACACCAACAACGTTTACGTTCATATTAAAAAAGATGGAAACAAAGAGTACCTGAAAAAAGATGAATTTAAGCGGAAAACGGATGGATTCCAAGCCTTTATTCACGCTTTATGGCAAGCTGACAATATTCTTGAAGAAGAAGTTGAGTTTATGCTAGATGAAATAGATTTTTAAGGGGGTGATTACAATTGGATGGCTTGATAATGTGTTTAATAGAAATAAAGAATTAGATTATATGTACGATGATGATATAGTTTCAGAAACTTCAAACAGGGTTCATATGAAGCGATTAGCTGTAGAAACATGTGTATCTTTTTTAGGTAGGACAATTAGTCAATCAGAGTTCAGAGTTAAAAATGGTGATGAATTTTTAAAAGATGAACTGTATTATCGCTTGAATGTTAGACCTAATAAGAATATGACAGCAAGCACTTTCTGGGAAAAGTTAATTCGTAAATTAATTTATGAAAATGAGTGTTTAGTAATTCAATCTGATGATAGTGACTTACTTATTGCTGACTATTTTCAACATAATGAGTTCGCCGTATTTGAAGATACTTTTACAAATGTAGTAGTAAAAGATTATGAGTTTAAGCGTTCATTTAAACAAAGTGAAGTTATTCATTTGAAATATCGAAATGATAAGCTGTCGCCTCTAATTGATGGATTGTTCACTGATTATGGTGATTTATTTGGACGAATATTAAGTTCTCAAAAACGTAAAAATCAAATTCGTGGTGTAGTAGATATAGAAGCTCAGACGGCAAAGTCCGAAGAAGGGCGAGGGAAATTGCAAAAGTTCGTTGAGAAAATGTATAAAGCATTTGGAGAAAAAGATATTGCAATTGTTCCTCAACAACCAGGTTTTAAATTTAGTGAGACGTCGCCTGGTAGTGGAAGTTCTGGGCAAAGTGTGGAAGAAATCAATAAAGTAACAAATGGTTTTTTAAATCAAGTCGCAATGGCTATTGGAATCCCAATAGCTTTGTTATATGGAGAAATGGCTGATGTTGAGAAGCAAACGAAAAATTATATGCTTTTTACAGTGAAACCTCTATTAAAAAAGATTTCAGATGAAGCAAATGTGAAATTCTTCGAAATGACAGAGTACTTGGAAGGGCAAAAAATTGAAGTTAAAGCTGTTTCTTATCAAAGTATTTTTGATCTTGCGACAAGCATTGATAAACTAATTTCTTCAAGTGCATTTACTGGAAATGAAATTAGATTAGAAGTAGGATATGAAATTTCAGATGATCCTAATTTAAATACACATCATATTACGAAAAACTATACGAAATTAACTGAATCTGAAGGAGGTGAGAATACAAATGACGGTGAAAATTGACGTTAAAGGACCAATTATTTCAAATGATGAAGCTTGGATTTATGATTGGTTTGAAATGGATGCGACAAGCCCAGGGAAGATTACAAAACAACTCGATAGCGCAAATAGTGAGGATTTAATTGTGTCAATCAATAGTCCTGGTGGTTATGTAGATGAGGGTTCGGAAATTTACACAGCATTAAAAAATTATCCTGGTCATGTGGAAGTTCAAATTGTTGGTTTAGCGGCAAGTGCAGCTTCTATTATTGCGATGGCTGGTGATAAGGTGCGTATTTCCCCTACAGCACAGATTATGATTCATAACGCTTCTATGTTGAGTGGTGGAGATCATCGTGATATGTCAAAAGCAGCTGAGATGTTAAAAGTAACTGATCGTACACTTGTAAATGCTTATGTCATTAAAAGTGGTAAATCAGAAGAAGAGTTACTTAATATGATGGCTGATGAAACATGGATGGGACCACAACAAGCATTAGAAAATAACTTTGTGGATGAAATTATGTTTATGGAGAACCCAGTTAAAATGACAGCTTCAACTGCTACTGCTGCCATGCTTCCACAAAAAGTAATCGATGGTTTTAGAAATGGAACAATGAACAAGGGCCAAGGAATTACAAAAGAAGATTTAAACGCTGCACTATTAGGACTAAAAAACGAAATTCTGAATGATTTACAAACAAATACAAATCCAAAAGAGCCTATTCAAGAACCTGTTAATACAAAACAGAATTTGAGTACGCTCTTTTTAAATTTAGGAGGAAAATAAAATATGGTTATTAAATTTAATAATTTTGAAGAAAAGAAACTAGCATTTGCGAAGGCAACACAGGAGGGAACTCCAGAAGAACAAACAGCAGCATTAAATTCTATGATTGGAGCACTTGCTACAGATGTACGAGCAGATATTTTAAATCAAGTAAATGAATCAATGGTAGATCGTTCTATTATGCAGTCTCGTGGCGCTAATGTATTAACAAGTGAAGAAATGAAATTCTTTAATGCAGTAGTTGAAGAAGGTGGATTTAAGTCTACTGAAACTTTACCAAAAACAACTCAAGAACGTATTTTTGATGACTTAGTTGAAGATCATCCTTTCTTACAACATATTGGTTTAGAGAATTTAGGTGCAGTAACAGAATTCGTTTATGGAGATCCAGAAGGCGCTGCGGTATGGGGGCCATTATTTGATGGTATTAAAGGCCAATTAAATGCTACATTCCGTAAAGATAGCATTTCACAACTTAAATTAACGGCATTTATTCCATTAGCGAATGATATGTTGAAGCTTGGTCCAGTATGGGTAGAACGATATGTTCGCACAATGATTACAGAAGCGATGAAAGTAGGCTTAGAACGTGGATTTGTAGCTGGTACAGGTAAGAATGAACCTATTGGGTTATTAAAAGATCCAAGTGGAAGTGTTGTTGGCGGAGTGTATCCAGATAAAAAGCCAGTAGGTACTTTAACATTTGAACCAGGTCGTAAAACAATCAATGAATTAAAAGGCGTTGTTAAATTGTTAGCTAAAAAATTAAATGCTGATGGTTCAGACGCAGATCGACCAAAAAATATTGCTGGTAAAGTAGTTATGGTAACTAATCCGTTTGATACTTTTGATATTCAGGCAAACGCGACAATTCAAAATGCAGCCGGAGTATATGTAACTAGCTTGCCATTTAACCCAATCCTTACAGAATCAGTGTTTGTACCTCAAGGAAAAGTATTATTCTTTGTTAAAGGTCAATATGTTGCGGCAATGGGTGGAACAGAGCCAATCAAGAAGTATGAAGAAACATTAGCTTTAGAAGATGCAACTGTTTATATTGCTAAACAATATGCTACAGGTAAACCGAAGGATAAATACACTTCACAAGTTTATACACTGAAACTTGAAGAAGTAACGCCACCGACACAAGGATGATGTGAATGGAAACAGTAATTTCAGATGTAGTATTACAAGAATTTAAAGATAGGATACACTTAGGGGATGAGGAAGATGATAACCTAAAGCGCATCCTTTCTACGTCTAACAAGGCATTACTTAGGGTTTGTGGGAATTATGATTTAAATAAAGACGAGGAGTTCAAAGAATTAGTCTTTGAACGTTCTCGTTATGTCTATAACGATGCATTAGAGTATTTTGACAAGAATTTTTTAAGTCAGATTAATAGTTTAGGTATCGATAAAGCATTAGAAGAAATTAAATTGGACGGTGATTAATATGCGTCCTTTTCAGTACAAGAAACCACTGAATACAGGTGATTGTAGAAATCGAATTATCATTGAGCAACCTGAAGTAATAAAAGATGATTTGAATCAAGAAGTTGAAACAGGTAATTGGCAAGAAGTTAAAAAAGCATGGGCAATGATAAAAACGGTAAAAGGTTCGGAGTACATTGAAGCTTCAGCTTCACAGTCTACACGAATTTATAGGTTTGTGATTCCTTATACAACAGGTATTACAGAGTTAATGCGAATTAAAATGAAAAATCGTATCTTTGACATTATCGAACCGCCAATGAATGATGATGAAATGTATCAAACATTGACTATTATCGCAAAGGAGCATGTTTAATATGAATGATTTTGCGAGCGAACTTGCTAGAGAATTGCAAAGATATGCAAATGTTGTGGAAGAAGAATTACTGACAGCGCAAGAAGATGTAGCTGATATCGCTGTAGATAAGTTAAGACAAAATAGTCCTAAAAAAACAGGTGGTTATCGAAAAGGCTGGCGTAAGAAAAAAGTTGATAAAGCTGTTGTTATCCATAATACAAAAGGGCAATTGACGCATCTTTTAGAAAATGGTCATGCGAAAGCTGATGGTGGACGAGTACCAGAGAAAGTACATATTCGTCCAGTTGAAGAGTATGTAATTGATGAATTGCCAAAACGTATTGAAAGGGCAATTGAATCATGACAGTAACATTAGGAGAATTTATAAAAATTCTTGAAGCTACAGGTTATCCTGTGGCTTATTCGTATTTCACAGCAACACCTGGTAATCCAGTTCCAGAGCCACCTTATATCTGTTTTCTTGTGGATGGTTCAGCAAATTTAATGGCTGATAACAAGGTCTATCACAAGATAAATGATTTAAATATTGAACTTTATACCATAAAAAAGGACTTGGTTGCAGAAGCCAAGTTGGAAAAGGTCCTAGACGATCATGAAATACCTTATGACTCGTATGGGATTTTTATTGAATCAGAGAAATTATTTCAAAAAACATATGAAACGAGGTTGTTGTAAATGAATGAAAACAAGGTAACATTCGGTTTGAAAAATGTACATTACGTACCATTTGATATTAAAGATTTCTTAGTTACATTTGGGACACCAATTCCATTACCTGGTGGAGTTGAACTAACATTTGAGCCACGCGGTGATTTAATTGAATTCTATGCAGATGACATGCTTTATTACGCGGCAAGTAATAATCAGGGTTACGATGGAACATTAAGTATTGCTACTATCCCAGAAAAATTTGCTATCGATGCACTTGGTGAGGAATTAGATGAAACGGATGGCGTATTAAATGAATTAGCTGATGCAAAAGGAAAACCGTTCGCTTTATTATTTGAGTTTGATGGTGACGTGAACGCAACTCGACATGTTATGTATAACTGTTCAGCAAGTCGTCCAACACTTGCATCTAAAACAAAAACAAGTTCGGCTGAACCAAATACAAATGAACTGAAGTTTGTTTCTAGCCCAATTGTTTTAGTACCCGGTGGAAGACCAATGGTTAAAACGAAAACGACTGCTAAAACAACACAAGCAATTTATAACGACTGGTACAAAAAAGTATATGTAAAAACACCAGCAGCACCAAAAGGAGCGTAATAGTAAATGGAAAAGACAATTACAATAGACGGGAAACAAGTCCGATTAAAAAGTACAGCAGCTACTGTTAAACGATATAAAGCACAATTCAGACGTGATTTATTTGCTGATATGTTTAAGTTAGGGATTTTGTCCCCTTCAAATCCTCAAGAGGGTTCACTAGCCACTATTGATTTAGCAAATGCAGATTTAAGTAAGCTAGATTTTGAAGTTGTATATGATTTAGTTTGGTTATATGCGAAAACAGCAAATCCAGAAATTGATGATCCAATTACATGGTTAGATGGTTTTGATGAATTCCCTATCTCAGAGATTATTCCAGAAATTATGGATATGATTCAAAGTACGATGGGCGCAAAAAAAAAATAAAGAAAAGTAATGGAGAGCAAGGGATGTTCAGTGATGAAGAATTAACCACTGATACGTTCCTTGCTCTTTGTTATAAAGCGAAATTAACGCATTGGGATTTGGAAGTCATGACAATTGGAGATTGTTTTGATTATATTGCTGAATTCGCTGAAATGGAGAATCCAGACAAAGAAAAAGTCAGAAAAGCAAACCAAAAAGACTTTGATTCATTCTAAGAAAGGGGTGAAAGAATGGCTGGAGGAAAAATCAAAGGGATTACGATTGAAATTGGTGGGAATACGCAGCCGTTACAAAACGCTTTAAAAGATGTAAATAAACAGAGTGATAGCTTAGCGACCGAACTGAAAGAGGTAGAGCGCCTTTTAAAATTTAATCCTGGTAATGTGGAAGCATTAGTCCAAAAACAACAGTTGCTTACACAACAAATTGAAAACACGACACAAAAGCTCGATAAATTAAAAGAAGCGGAGCAGCAGGTTCAAGCGCAATTCCAAAACGGAAAGATATCGGAAGAACAATATCGTGCGTTTAGACGTGAAATTGAATTTACACAAGGGTCACTTGATGGTTTGAAAAATAAGCTTGGTAATATGAAAGCTGAACAAGAAAATGTGGCGAGTTCAACAAGACAATTAGAAACGTTGTTTAGCGCTACAGGCAAAAGCGTGGATGATTTTGCAGGCGCATTAGGTAATCGTCTTGTAAATGCAATTAAAAGTGGATCGGCTACAAGTCGACAGTTAGAACAAGCAATTGGTCTTATTGGTCGTGAAGCTTTAGGAACTGAAGCTGATATTGAAAAGTTACAACGTGCGCTACGATCTGTGGATGCTGGGAATTCAATTCAGCAAGTACGAAATGAACTGAGAGATTTACAACAAGAAGCTGGGAGAACTGAGAAAAAGTTTGAAGGATTAAAAATAGGATTGGAAAATGTCATTGGTGGTATGGCAGCTGGCGGCGGTATTGCTAGTGCAGTCGAAAAAGCAATGGATATGTCAAAATTGAAAACTAAGATTGATATCACTTTTGATGTTCCAGAGTCTTCGAAAAAATCAGTGGAAGAAGCTATTAGGGGCGTTAGTACTTATGGTATTGACGCTGAAGAAGCATTAGAAGGTGTTCGCCGACAATGGGCATTAAATAAGGATGCTTCTGATGAAACAAATGCCGCTGTAGTTAAAGGGGCAGCGACTATTGCAGCATCCTATGCTGGAATTGATTTTAATGAACTTATACAAGAAACCAATGAGATTGGTGCAACGTTAGGTATTACTAACGAGGAAGCATTGGGGTTAGTTAATACGTTATTAAAAACAGGTTTTCCACCCGAACAATTAGATATTATCGCAGAATATGGGGATCAGATGATTCAAGCTGGATTTTCGGCTAAAGAAGTCCAAGGAATCATGTCAGCAGGAGTAGATACTAAAAGTTGGAATATCGATAACCTATTGGATAAATGATTGTCCCTATGAGTGGCGACATTCATAGAAAACTCCTTTAATTCAGTGGAACTCTCAAAAGAGACAATACTGAGCGAAGCCTTTAACAAAGGAACGTGCAACGACTAGCTGAAAAGCGTAGGGTATAAGCTGATGATATCCGAAATGGGGAGCATCTTATATAAAAGATGATGATATAGTCTGGTCTGTATAGTGATATACAGAAGTTCATAAGAGAACTGGCAGGATGTTGCGAATCCTGTTGAACATATCGGGTGTAAAAGAAGGTCGTATTAAAATGGCCGAATTTGGTGCGGGTGTAGATAAATCTATGCAAGAGGTTTTAGATAAAACAAAAATCTCGGCGGATCAGTTTGAAAAATGGGGTCAGGCAATTGCTGGCGGTGGTGAAAATGGACAAAAGGCTATGCTTGAAGCAACTAAGGCTTTAGCTGGTGTTGAAAATGCAACAGACAGAAATGCACTTGGCACGAAGATGTTCGGTACTCTTTGGGAAGACCAAGGGAAGAAAATTATCGACACCATTTTGAAAGCGGAAGGTAAACAAGTCGATTTAAAAAAAGGAGTAGAGGACTTACAGGGTGCTACTTCTAAAATAGATGCATCTCCAGCGGTTAAATTTCAACAAGCAATGCAAGATTTACAAGTTGCTCTTCAGCCTGTTCTTGCAGTTATAGCAGATCTTGTCTCTAAATTCGCTGAATGGATTTCTAATAATCCTGAATTAGCAGCAACGTTAACAGCGATTGCTGTTGCTATTGGTGTAATTGCAGGAGCATTCATGGCTTTAGCACCAATAGTTGCTGTTATAACAAGTATAGGATGGGCGATGACAGGGTTGGTTGCTATTATTCCGATAATAGTAGCACTTGTTGTCGCTCTAGGTGTTGCCATTTATAAAAATTGGGATGATATCAAACAATGGACCATTGATGCCTGGAATGCAATTGGAGAATTTTTAGTAGGTATATGGGATGGGATTGTACAATGGGCCAGTGAAACGTGGAATAGCATTAGTGAATCTACATCGGAAGTTTGGAACTCGATTAAAGAATACTTAATAGAGGTATGGAATGGAATAGTTGAGTCCTTATCTGAAATATGGAATTCTATTGTTGAAACGACTACAGAAATATGGAATTCCATTGTGGAGTATTTGACTGGAATTTGGGATGGAGTAGTTGAAACATTATCGGAAGTTTGGAATGGCATCAGTCAAACTACTTCTGAAGTGTGGACAGCGATTAGTGAGTTTTTCATTAACACTTGGAATGGACTAGTTGCCTTTCTAACTCCTATTTTACAAGGAATTGCTGATTTCTTCTCTATGATTTGGAACGGCATTTCAACAGTGATTCAAACTGTATGGAATTTTATTACACAATACTTACAAGCGATTTGGACGGCCATTTTATACTTTGCTACGCCAATATTTGAAAGTATCAAGAATTTCATTTCTGAATGTTGGAATACCATTAGTTCTACTACAAGTCTTGTATGGGAAACAATTAAGAATTTCTTAGTTTCCTGTTGGAATGGGCTTGTAGCGTTTGTTATGCCGATTTTTGAACAAATCAAGTCCTGGATCATTGCTGTGTGGGATACAATCAGTTCAGCAACAATGTCTGTATGGAATGCTGTTAAGAGTTTCTTACAATCATGCTGGAACGGGTTAGTAGCTTTTGTAACGCCAATATTCACCTCAATAAAAGATTGGATTGTGAATACATGGAATACGATTAGTTCCACAACAAGTGCAGTATGGAATACGATTAAAAGCTATCTATCTAGCTTATGGAACGCAATTGTTTCCACAGCGAGTTCTGTATTCAATAGCATCAAAGAAGCCATTTCAACGGTTTGGAACATGATTAGTAGCACAAGTAGTAACGTATGGAATGGTATTAAATCAACCCTCTCAAACATTTGGGAAGGTATCAAGTCAACCGCATCTTCTGTCTGGAATGGATTGAAAGAAGCCATTATGACGCCTGTTCGTTGGGTAACAGATGCGGTTAGTGGGGCATTTGAAGGCATGAAATCAGCAGTATTAGGCGTATGGGATGGTATTAAAAGTGGTATTCGTACAGCTATCAATGGAATTATTCGTATCATAAATAAATTTATAGATGGCTTTAATACACCAGCAGAATTATTAAACAATATACCAGGAGTTAGCGCTCCAACTATTCCACATGTACCAATGCTTGCGAAAGGCGGAAAACCTGTAGGAGATGGCTCATTTATTACTGGAGAAAAAGGACCCGAACTGTTTACTAAAAGAGGGAATTCTATCACAGTTACACCGTTATCTTCAAAAGAAAGATCCCTTGGTATCACTGGAACGATGAATCAACTAATGAGTGATATGAGCCGGATGATGGCTAGTTCAATGAGTCAATTATCAGGGTTAAAGAGTGTTATGAGTGGTGTGTATGGGAATATGTCAAATAGTAGACAAGCTATGGCAGCTAGTGTTGCGAATCCAGTGATTAATTATTCTTCAGGATCATCTGGCGGTGGAGTCATTCCAATGCTTGGTGGAGATTTAGTTATTGAAGTACCTGTTAATTTAGAAGGAAGAGACGTGGCACGCGGTACTTATCGCTATACAACCGAGTATCAAGAAAGAGAAGCAAAAAGAAACTCAGACTTTTAGGCTTGGGTTTCTTTTATTTTATAAAGAAACGGGGTGTCAAAATGAGCTCTTTTACATTCAACAATCAACGAAAAGAATATATCCAAATAGAAAAAGGATGGAGTCCACCAACATGGGCGCCTTTAAAACGTAATTTCTTAAAAACACCTGGATATCCAGGCGCGAGATTATTAGGAATGGAAACAGATCCTCGTCCACTTCCTGTTCCTGTGGGAATTATCGTTCCAGATGGAACAGATTTAGAAACGTTAAAAGAAGAAATAGCAGCTTGGTTAATTACAGAAGAAGCAGTTGAGCTAGTTTTTGATGCAACTCCTGATAGAACATATTTAGCTGTGATTGATGAAGAGTTTGATCCTGATGATTTCGTTACGTTAGGTAAAGGCACTTTGAAGTTTATTTGTCCGATGCCTTATAAATTAGGACCTACTCGAACAGTAGATTTTCAAACAGGTGCGCTTGGGTTAACGGCAAATGTTCAAAACAAAGGAACTGTTCATTCTAGTCCTATTATTGAGATTGACATTACGAAACCAAACACTTTTTTAGATGTATGGTTTGAAGATAAATATTCAAAGGAACCGGATTATTTTCGTATTGGAATGCCATTAAAAATGGAGCAATTGCCTGTAGAAAGAAATCAACGTCTTATATGGGATGAAATGTCCACAACTGTAGGGTGGAGTAAGGTTAGTTCTATGGAAGATGGTAATCCAGTTGGTGAAATGAAAACAGATAGTTACCAATTCTATTGTTCGGACTATGGATCAGGTAATGGATGGCATGGCGCAGCTGTTAAGAAGAGTATCCCTGGTGGGCCAGTACAAGATTTTATTATGCAAGCCCACGTTACATGTAAAAGTAAAACGATTAATGAAATGGGACGAGTTGAGATAGCGATACTCGATGAAAACAGCAAAGTTCTTTCAAAAATTGCCATGAATGACCTCTATTGGCAAGCTGAACAAAATTTTGGAACGATGGTAATTGGATATGATAATAAACCTGGAAAAACAGGTTTAATTTATGAGAGTGGTGATTATCCGAATACATGGAATCAGTATTATGGCAGGTTGTGGATCGCTAGAACCGGTAACGATTGGGAGGCTTATATTTCAAAATTTCTTCCTGGAACAGAAAAAGATGATGCAGAACGCTTTGCAAGGTGGACTGATAAAGACAATAAACATATGGAAAAAGCAGCTCAAATACAGATTAGTATCATGCAGTGGCAAGATGTTCCGCCAGTAGAAGCGATGACAGTTTCTGATTTGAAATTTTGGAAAGTGAATTTAAATAATCAAAATACACCGCCTTATATAGTCGATGTTGGTGACAAAGTCGTGATTGATACAGAAAACAGTCGTGTCAGTATTGAAGGGAAAAACGCTATTAACATAAAAGATATTTTTAGTAATTTTCCTGTTATCAATAAAGGTACGAATAAACTTGAAATTATTCCTTCTGATATAGGAACAGCAAAGGTTAAATATAGGGAGCGATTTAGATGAGGACACCAAGTGGGATACTTCATGTTGTTGATTTTCAAACAGAACAAATTGTTTCTACTATCCAATCTAAAGATTATTGGGATGATAAACGGCATTGGGAAATCAAGAACAATATTGATAAGTTTGATTTTACAACGGCTGATGGTACAGAACAAGCAGCTACACTCTTGCAACAAAACTTAGTGTTAAAAGAAGTGCGTAGCGGTGTTATTGTACCGTATGTAATTACTGAAGCTGAAAAAGTTTCTAATGATAGATCCGTAATTACTTATGCATCTGGTGAGTGGATTTTATTGGCAAAAGCAGGTGTTATCAATCCTCAACGAATTGAAGGGAAAACGGTCAATGAGTTTATTGACATAGCTTTAACAGGGACAAAGTGGAAACGAGGCCGTACAGAATACTCTGGTTTTCATACAATGACTATTAATGAACCTATCGATCCGCTTAAATTATTAAAGGATATCGCTTCTCTTTTTGATTTGGAAATTGTGTATCGTGCTGAAGTTGTTGGTAATCAATTCGTTGGTCGCTATGTGGATATGGTTAAGAAGCGTGGTCGAGAAATAGGTAAAGAAGTGACTCTTGGTAAAGATTTAATGGGAATCAAACGTATTGAAAACTCTCAAAATATCTGTACAGCGCTTATAGGGTTCGTTAAAGGTGAAGGAGATAAGATAATTACAGTTGAGAGTATTAATAATGGTTTGCCATACATCGTAGATAATGATGCGTTTCAGCGCTGGAATGAAAAAGGAAAGCATAAATTCGGATTCTATACTCCAGAGACAGAACAAGATATCACTCCAGGCCGTTTAATGACTCTTATGAAAACAGAGATGAAAAAACGTGTAAACACATCTGTTTCTTATGAAGTTGAAGCACAATCAATTGGTCGTGTGTTTGGATTGGCACATGAGTTAATTAATGAAGGTGATACAATCCGAATCAAAGATACTGGATTTACACCCAAGTTATACCTTGAAGCACGAGCAATCGCTGGCGATGAGTCATTTAAAGATCCGATGCAAGATAAATATGTATTTGGTGATTACCGTGAAATTGTTGATCCAAACGAGGAATTACGCAAGCTCTATAATAAAGTCCTGGCCTCATTAGGTAGTAAACAAGAAATTTTAGATCAGCTAGATAAGTTGGTTAAAGAGACTGCTGAAAAAGCAAATGATGCTCAAAAAGAATCTGAATCCGCTAAGAAAATTGCTGAAAAGGTCCAGGAAAACCTGAAAAATAATACGGTAAATATTATTGAAGCTAAAAACCCACCAATTGATAATCTTATAGTAGGTAAAACATTATGGCGAGATATTAGTAACGGTAAACCTGGTATTATAAAAGTGTGGAATGGTAAAGGGTGGGAGCTTCTTATTCCTGATGTGGAATCAATTAAAAAAGAAACACTCGATCAGGTGAATAAAGATATTGAGTCCGCCAAAACGGAGTTAAATCAAAAAGTTCAAAGTGTAGAAGGTAAAGCGCAAGAGATAGCTGGACAAATAGTGGATGTTCAAAAGCAAGTTAATGGAAAAGTGGATCAAACATGGGTTAATACACAGTTAAAAGATAAAGCCGATAAATCTGGAGTGTTTACAAAAGAGGAAATTAACAATGGATTTATTGGTAAACAAATCTATGAAACGGATAAACAAGGGAACGTACAGAAATTCAAGGATATTAATACATCTATTGGTCAAACGAATGAAGCTCTTACACAGAAAGCTGAGAAGTCCGAATTAAAGAAAACGAATGAAGGTTTATCACAGTTGGAGCAGAAGACGAACGAAATTAAGACAACAGCTGAGGGGACGAAACAGACTCTTACAGAACTTAAAACGCAAGTAGATAATACAAAAGTAACGGTTAGAAACCTTATTCGTAATTCGGGCGATTTTAATAAGGGTTGGGGAGTATTCCAAAATATAAGTAACTTATCTGTTGTGGACGATGCGAAGTTTAGCAAAGCGCTACAAGCCACTGTTGATAATTCTACAAGCAATAGATGGCCTGCGATGTCTAGTCCTATTTTTGTAGTTAATGAAGATAAAGAATATATTCTTGCTATGTGGATTAAGAGAGAAACAGCCGGCGTAATTGGGCAACTATTAAAGTTCATAGACAGCACAGGTATAGAAAGTAATCCTGTTGTTGGAAAAGATACTGAAATACCTGCAAATACTTGGTATTACTATACTCAGACTTTCAAAGCACCTAAAGGATCAGTGCAAGCATATATTACACCACGCATTGGCACCATTCTTCCTAACATTAAGTTCTGGATTGCACAACCTATGTTAACAGAAGGAAATACGGATGTTGGGTGGCAACCAGCACCTGAAGATCAAGTAACAACAACTGACTTCACCAAAAAGACAGTAGAAATTGAGACTACTATTGAAGGGATTAACACTACTGTTTCTAATGTTCAAAATCAACAAGGAAAGCTTACTGAACGGATGACAAAATCCGAGCAAACTGCAGATGGATTTAAAAAATCTATTGAATCGTTAACAAAAAACGATACTGAAATCAGTAATAAATTAAATACAGTCGAACAAACCGTAGAAGGCACAAAAAAGACGATTTCTGATGTGCTGCAAACAACAAGTGAGCTTAAGAAAACAACAACTGAAATTACAGAAAAGGCTGGCCAGATTAGTGAGAAGTTAATAAGTGTTGAGCAGAAATATGACAACATGAAAATCGGTGGTCAAAATTTTTATAAACAGAAATCCTTTGGTGCAGCTGGTGGAACAACTGTAAAGTACGATGAGAGTAATAAATGGTGGGATATAGCAATTCCTGCTGGGGCAAGTGGTAGTTGGAAGGGGATTTTATACACTTCTAAAAATGCCGTGTTACTTGTAGGCAGAACATATACCATTAGTTACGAAATTTATGCTGACGAAGTTATCCCAACCGCAATTGATATTAACAATTTTGGTGTTACTACCGTTACGGGAACAAATGATAATGATCTTGTAGCAAAAAGAATTATGCGTACACCAAAAACAATAGCAGGTCAGTGGGTTAAAGTGTCCGCTACGTTTATAATGCCTGACAATATCACTCAAGATTTCTATGATAACTCAGTGCTTGGCATTGGTAATGGATGGACTCCTACCAAAATTACAAGCATTAAAATTAGAAACATGCAATTAGAAGAAGGGAATATACCAACTAGTTATCGTACTCCTTCAGAAGACCAAGTAACAACCGATGAATTCACCAAGAAAACAACAGATATTGTCAAAAGTGTGGATGGCATAAAAGAAAATATAACTAAGGTTGAACAAAATCAAACGGGATTTGATAAACGTGTTGCTACTGTAGAGAAAACAGCGGACGGCATTAAACAAAATGTTACTAGCTTACAAGAAATACAAACCAATCAAGGGAAGCAGTTGCAGGAGGCTAAGGCAGGATGGGAAACAACTGCAAAAGCTTTGGAAGGAAAAGTTGAAATAAAAGATGTTGAAGATTATGTTGGTGGAATCGGTAATCAAACTGTATTACGGAATGTTCTTTGGAAGAATGATACAAAATATTGGATACTTCAATCAGGCACAACAAGAGATACAAACGTTTTATATAAGGGTTGCAATACACTTCGTACAATCTCCACAGGAAATACAGCAGACGTATACAGAGGAGCTTCACATGAACTTATAAATGCTGGACCTGGTTGGAATTACGTTTTTTCCGCATATTTTTATACTGATAATAAATCTAGTATTGATAGTGGCGCGAAAATGGAACTGAAATGTTTAGATGCAAATGGAAATGTGTTAAAACAATACGGACAAGAGATTACGTTAACACAAGGAATGTGGGTAAGACATCATGTGTTTGGTCTACTAGTAGAAGGAACGAAAAAAGTACAAGTACAATACTGGCTGCGTAGAAATGGAAGACTGTGGGCGGCGCAACCTATGTTACAAATCGGCGATAAACCTTCTTCATTTATGGAGAATCCTGTTGATATTGTAGATAAAGATAAAATCATGGAAGAATTGGCCGATAAGATAGCAACTGAAGATTACACTAAAAAAGTTACAGAATTAGAAAGAAGTATTAGTGCTAATGAGAAAGGCGTTTCAATCATCTCTGGAAAACAAGAAACGTTTATAAATGAGACTTATAATGCCTATGTAAAGAAAACGGAATCTAAGTTAGAAGTGTTAGATGAAGGGATTTTAGCGCAGATTTTAAAGGACGGCATTGTCACTGCCATCAATATGTCCCCTGGGAAAATTACAATTAATGCTGCTAAGCTGGATATTAATGCCGATACAATGGTCAAATGGCTAACAGCAAAAGGCATTGATACAAATCTTATTCGAATTAACGGTGATAAAATAACCATTGATAAAGACGGTGTAACTGTTAAAATGCTAGACTTCCTATTCCAAGATGAATGGGGAACAAAAACAACAGCGGTATCAAGACGAAACCTAATAGCAGATCCAGACTTTTCTAGTGTTACAAAGAAAAACATTGGACATAACGATTATTATGGATTTGAAGGTGGATATGGTCTTACTTGGAAGTCGTGGGGCAATGTAGTAATAGAAAAGAATACACATATATTCGATTACGAGCAAATGGTGAATGCTGCAAGGGTAGATATGTATAACTACCCAGAAGCAATTGTGAATAACGGTATACATCCTGGTAACGAATATACAGCATCCGCTCATTTTAGAACTGCCATGATAAATGGCGTGCGTAAGACAGGAAAACCGAGAATACACGTATGCTGCGTTAAATTCCGAGATAACGTAAGTTACGACATATTGAGTGAACAAAAGATGGACTTCCCTGAGCCGTCTACATTCTACGGAGAAATCAGAAGGTATTCTTTTACTTTCAAAGTGCCAACAAACTATATTCCGCAACAACATGCATTGATTATTAAAGTTTGTTCTGCTAATGCTGACATGAGACAAGGGACAGCGATTTGTGTAAGTGGTGTAACGTTATACAGTGGCAAATATGCATCTATGTATAATTGGGATCGTGCTGCAGCAGAAAGAGCAGATGGCATTCAGCCGTTTAACGCACTTGCTGTAGGTGGTGTGAATAATAATATAACTCCAGCGCCAGACGGACAAACGTTTGATATAAGTACTGAAAAAGAAGTGAAAATCTTTAGGAATATACGAGCAATGCAGGGGATTAATTTAGGTGGCGGTGGATTCCAACAATGGGGTCATATTCGTTTTACAGACGGTAATATGGGATCAGGTTTTTATGCGAGTACTCCAAGTGGTTGGAAATTTAATGCACTTGGATAGAAAGGAGAAGTAAGAATGAATGAGAATCAAATGATGCCACTTCAAGCAGGTGAAAGCTTTCCTTTTATGGGTAGGCTGGTGGAGGCAGAGCGCGCAGAGACAGGGGTTTTTGTTCAAATACCTGCTGATATGTTAAATAATGCAGGTATTCTAAAAGGTACTAGCAGGGTTGAAGTATGGAGAGAGATGGACGGAACAGTAAAGTTTCGGATCGCTACGCTGTGTGAAATATGTAAACGCGGAGCACGTTTGTACCCACTAGATATGGGATTTGCGAAGAAGAATATTTGTTTAGATTGTTATACATCACTGACAGGGAATTATCCATCTCAAGAACCGCCAACACCGTCTAATGAAAATAACACACAAACAGAGCAGGAGCAGCCATAAGCTGTTTTTTATTTTGTACAAAATACGGCATTTATAACGAAGAGGGGCGATTTCGCTGCTCTTTTTATTTTGAAATGAGGTGGTCAAAGTGGAAGGGTTACAAGAAGTAAGAAGTGATGTTCATGAAATAAAACAAGATATCAAGGAAATTCGATTGGAAATTAAAAGCTTAGAAATGCGAACAACTGGTAACGAAAAAGACATTATTAATATCACTAAACAGTTAGATAAGATTGGTGCCAATACTACCTGGATATTACGACTTATTGTAGGTGGACTTGTTGGGGCTGCTCTTACTTTCTTATTGAAAGGAGGTGGTATGTAATGTTTGAAATTACAGTAATGATTGGCATTGTAGTGGGCCTTTCACAAATTGGCAAAACAATTGGATTACAAACAAAATATGTTCCGTTATTAAATGTAACGCTTGGCATTGTGCTAGGCGTTTTATTTTTGGCCGGAGATATCAAAACAAATGTATTTCAAGGAATCATCATTGGACTGTCAGCAAGCGGATTATTTGATCACACAAAAATTATGAAAAAGGATGTTGATGTAAAATGAAAAAGACATTAAAAAATATTTCTACTGTAGCATTTTCTATTATCTTATCTTTATCCATTGCAACAAGCGCGTTTGCTGATAGAACGCTTATTATTCCGGATTTACCTAAACAACCATACCGTTATGGCGTGGGTGCATATGAGGGCGTTGTAGCTCATTCTACTGCAACTCCAGAAGCTCCAGCTATTAACATTCAAAAATATGAGTCTCGTACATGGAGAAATGCATTTGTTCACTATGCAGTCGATTGGGACGAAACAATCCAAATCGCTGATACAAAGTATATTGCTTATGGTGGTGGACCTGCAGCGAATAAGCGATTTGTCCACGTTGAATTATGTGAAACAGCAGACTATGCAAAATTTAAACGTTCATATGAAAAATACGTAAAACTTTTAGCGAAAATTTTAAAAGATAACAAGATATCTGTAGAAAAAGGATTATGGACACATAGCGATGTAACTCATCACCTTGGCGGAACAGATCATGAAGATCCAATTGACTACTTAAAGTCTCATGGTGTTTCAGAAGCTCAATTTAGAGCAGATGTACAACGTGCATACAATAATTCTAGTGTTGATGTTTCTGTACCTGAAAAACCATCTAAACCAGAAGAAGTACCAACAGCTGTAACAGACGGTATTGCTTATATTGAAGGTTACAACGTTAATTTACGTAAAGGACCTGGGACAAGTTATTCTAAGATTCGTCAGCTAAACAAACCAGAATCTTATGTTGTTTGGGCTGAAAAGGATGGTTGGTTAAATCTCGGTGGAGATCAGTGGATTAAAAACGATCCATCTTATGTGAAGTTTAATAAGAAAAGTACAGTGGATTCTTCTATTGTAGGTAAGCGCGTTGTATCTAAAGTTAACAATCTACGTTTCTATGATGCTCCATCTTGGCAGAATAAAGATGTTGCTGGTTCTGTAGATGTAGGTTTAGGATTCACAATTGATGCAAAAGTAAGTGTTAATGGTTCACCACAATATAAAGTACACAATAGCAAAGGTAAAACATACTATGTAACAGCAAATGAAGCCTATATGTATGTAAAGTAA